TCCTTCACGTTACGGCCCTCATCGTGAGCGATCGCCGTCTTCACCATCTCCAACGGCACCTCAACACCTTCCCACCGGAACGTGTACCGCACCGACGGATCATCAGCCTTAACCATCCCAAACGTCAAATACGGCAACCCGCGCTGATTCTTACCGAACTGCGCCCGAGCCTTCGGGTTCGGCACCCAAGTCTGCCCATCCTCAAACTCGATCCCATTCTCGATGGCCTTGTTGACATCCAACGCGATCCGGCACGCAAACCGAACCTCCTGCGCAACATCGCTGCCATCCTTGAACGCATCAGCGATCAACCGCCGCTGCGCCCGCGTCACCACATGCTGCGCCTCAATGTCCACATCAATAGACCCCTGGAACAGCTCGTTCCTACTTTTACTCATGGTTGTGTCGCTCTCCTATCCATTTCCTAACGGGCCGCAACAACTCCACCAAACGCTGCCGCGGCGGCAGCGGCGGCGCACCCGCCGCTGCACGTTCCACATAAACATCAAGACGATCCGTACCAAGCAACTCCACATGCCCGTCCGGCGACCTCTTGATCCGGCCATCGGCCACCATAGACCAATACGTCCCCCGCACCTCACTCTGATGGAACGGGTGCTGAGTCGACACCGCCCTAATCACCGTCGACACGGTCGCATCCCGCCCCTGCTCGGCGATCGTCTGCAGCAACGCAGTCTCAATGGCAGCGTTCACGCCGGCTCCTCCACCAAAATCCCCAAACCCCGCGCTGTCCGCCGAACTTCCTCCGGCGGCGGCAAATAGTCAACCGGATACACATACCGTTCTGTGCGGCTGCCCAGCTGCGCACCGCACCAGTTACAAACCTCCAGCACATACGCCAAATACCGGTCGTTGTCGTCGGCGTTCCCCAGCATCGTCATCCGCGAATGCTCACACGCCCCATCCAGGCCGTACGCCTCCGCCATCTCCGAAGCCCGATCGAACCGCGCCGCGCCCGGAGCGTGCCGCTCATAGATGCCCTGCAACTGCCAATCCGGCGCATGCCAATAGGCCACAATCCTGGCCGCAGCCGTCCTCAACCCGGTATCCCCGATGATCGTCTTACCCTCGGCGGCGAACACCGCAACACTCTTACGGGCGTCCACGTACTGAGACCGCAACGCCTGCAACGACAACGTCCCGTATATCCCGCACTTGCACTCCTCGTCGGGTGCCGGGTGCCGAGGCGGCGCGATCCTGTGCATCGTCGACCCGGCGTAGCAGCGCGCCTCACACACGCCGCCCTCCCAGAAATGAGACAGCACGGTCACCGACCGCAACCTGTTTTTGTAAAGCGCGAACGTCCGCAACGCGAACCGACCAACCTCAACATCAGGAACCACAGCTTCACTCACACCACAGAGTATAGCAGCCCACTGGCATAACGGCTAATCGGGGAGATGCCTCACACAATCCTCCGCACCAATCGGCACCTCAGACAGATGCCCACACTGAACACCCGTATCCAAAAACACCTTATGCCCCTGCGCCCGAACCTGCCGACAAAACCACAGATCATGCCCTAACTTCTGATCGTTAAGGAACAACGACCGCCCTGAGTCCCAACCCTCCAACACCGGTCGCGCGATACTTGTGCACCCGAACCCAACCCCGTCCACCTGATGCAAAGACGGCTCCACGGACCACCGGCGGACGAGGCTTCCAGACAAAGCGTGATAGTTCCCATCAGGCCCATCCCAATACGCAATCGGAGCATGCGGAGGCGTGTGCTTAAAATACGTCCCACACACAACAGCCTGCTCATCACTGTAATGAGCCATCCGCGTCAACGCATGCAAAGGCAAAATCATGTCCTGCTCAACAAACACCAACCGGTCCCACCCCGGCACCTTAAACGCCTTCTCCATCAACCGCTCAAACGCATCCAAAATATAGACATGATTTATCGAAATCGCATCCAACACATGCGTCTTATCCACCGCCAACCACCTACGAAAAAACTCCGCAGACACCAACTTGTACAGCGGAAACGCCACAAGCAACTTCCCCGGAACCACCCGTCCAGGAAACCCATCCGACAGCGCGGACTCCGCCAAACTCACCGCTTCTCAACCTCACGCCACCGCGCCAAAAACTCCGCCTCAAGCTCCACCGTCGGCGGATGACCACGAACCAAAACCTTCCGCGCATGACCCCACATGCTGCCGCTGTTCTCTTCACCGGGCAAATCGATAACCAACTCACAAGCAGGATGCCTATCATTGCCCGCATGACTGATCCGCAACGTCACATCCTGATACCCCCGCCGAACAACATGCGACTCATACCCCCCATTGCAATATTCCGCGGCGATCGCCTCAACAGTGTCGAACCACACCGGCACCGCGGTGCGCCGCTCCGGCCTCTCCTCAAACGTCTTCCACACCACCACACACCTCAATCCAACGTGTCATCATTGAAATGATTCTCAATCCCCAAAGAATCCAACCACTTCCAATACAACCGCAACACCTGACCCCGCGCCGGATCCTTATAATCCAACAACCGCAACGTATCACCAAAAAAATCCAACAACTCCTGATGCTCCGGAGCCGCCTCACCCCTCAAATACGCACACCTACCACGATGCACACCACCACGACCGTTACCGGTGTCCACCGCCAACGTGTTACCCACCGTCAACGGGCCACAACACACACCACACAACCCGCCCCACAACTCAGCAGAAGCCATCAACGACCCCGACGCCAGCCGCCGGCGTACCGGCCCAGATAGAAGTCCCGAAGCTCAGCGGACCGACGCTCGACGCACCGACGGTCACGCTCAGCCACCAAGGCGCGCATCTCACGCACCACCCAATCATCAGGCGCAACGAAAGCCGAAACCCTAAGAGGCATCCCGGCATCCTAACAGGCAGATGGCCTAAACCTCGTCCATTAACACGACATCGCCCACAGTCAACGACTCCCACAACGCCGGCCACGAACCACCAAACTCCGCCAACAACCGGCTCAACTCCGTCATCCTCTTCACCCACGCCGCGAAGATAGGCCCAGCAAGCGGATCATCAGAACCAACCGCCCTCACCGACAACGCCACAAAAACCTCCCTTAAGGGTCCGGGGCGGTTTAGAGTGGTGCCGGCTTCGGACGACACACCGCCCCGGACGCGCCGAGTCTACGCTTCCTGCCACTTACGGAGATACCGGGCAGCGCCGATTAGGCGATCCGGATCATCGCCGAGAAGTCCTATCCCCCGGTTACAGTTGTTGCACAGTAGCCCGCGCACAGCACCAGTCCGATGATCGTGGTCGACATGCAGCCGCTTGCCACGCTCCTCCACATGCGGTTTACCGCAGGCCGTATTCGCACACGTCCCGCCCTGGCTCGCCAACAACTCATCGAACTCAATGCCGGACATTCCGTAGAGCCGTCGAATGCTGGATTCGCGCTCGCGCAGATGCCAACCTTCAGGGTCTGCCGCCTTCCTAGCGCCCCGGTTGCCCTTCTGATTGATCGATTGACATTTCTTACACGAGCTTTGGTAACGTACTGTTGTTTTCCGGCAGCGCGTATCTGTCCACGCGCCGAACTCGGACAGAGGCTTAAACTCACGGCAGCCATTACACCACCACAAATTTGGATCAGGACTTTCGGGACGCCGGCCCAAGACCGTATCAGTATCGCCATGCGTCCACCAGCGCATGTAGTGCATGCCGCACCATCCGCGAGTGGCCGCAGGCTTATCGCAATCTGGATCTTTGCATTCACGGACTGCATACAGGCGGTAATGCTTCTTGCATAACCCCTTGGCGTAGAACGGCCTATCGCAACCGTCGTCGCCGCATTGCTTAGAATCAACCATAACTAAGACTGTAGTCACAACGGTAATCAATAGCAAATCCCCCACCGTCCGAAAACGATGGGGGATTTGCTATTTACGCTATTCTCCCAGCTAGGGTTGGTATCCCTAATTTGCTAGAAGGTCGGGGCGGTCAACCCGGTGATCGTAACTACGGATTGCGGGTAGCGGGCTGCGCTAAACGCGAGGTAGTTGTAGATTTGGAGCAGGACCGTCAAGTTACTTGCCTTCGTCTCTGGTAAGACGCGAGCTCGGATGCCCGATTCCCACAGCACGATGTCGCTGGCACGAAGGACATAGATGATGTCTTCGTTACCCGACGGGCTGAACGGACCGTTGGTGATCGAAATGTTCGGGTCGGTAACAACCGGCAGGCCGAACATCTGGCCCACAACCTGCTGCGAAGCGACGTCCTCCAAAACACCTGCCGTGTTGAAAAGGCCGTTAGCCGACGGCAAGAACAAAGGGCGGTCAGCCGTGTCAAGCAGCGACTGGAACCAACCCCACCGGCGGGGATGCATAACGATAACCTCAGGAGGCAGGAAGCGCTGCGTGTGCACCAACTGGATCGCGTTAGCGATAGCCGAGTACACGCCCTGAATGGTGACCGAGTCGGCGGTAACGGTCGAGATACCCGGCGTGTAGTCCACACCAAGAACCTGGCCGTTCGAACCGGTACCGTCCAACACCTGGGTGTCGGTAGCTGCAGCGTGAGCTGCAACAAGGTCACGGAACACCACGTCGTCAAACGCGATCGGAGACTGGTCGATCAGCTGAATCGCCACACCCTGCTGACCACTGATCGTACGCACAGGTGCGTTAATGAACGTGTCCTGCAGGTCCGTGTCCGAAACCGTGGCGTTGTCAGAAGTCTGAACACCCACCGTAGTACCGGAAAGGATCTTCGGGATGTTGATCGAATCTGTTCCACCAGGCAGCGGCTGCCGTTGGACAAGGTTCGCAAAAGCGCGACCCGGACGAGCCAGTTCGATATATTGGTTCATTAACCATGCAGGTGGGACAGCGTATCCACCTTGGCCGTCGGTGCGGGAGATGTCGCGGAACTCCATGTACTCCGGGAGGGTTGCGACGTCCTGCGCGTGACGCAGAAGACGGTCCCGGCACTCGCCGGTGTCGTCCACATTCAGCGACACTTTAATCATATCTTGCATGTAGCTGCGGCGCGGGTCACCCTTCTGGTAGATGGCCTGCTCGCGGACGTGAGAGATGGTGCCCTCAGCGCGGCGGATGCGTGCGAGGTTCGAGTTGATCTGACCCGAACGCTCAACCTCGGCGCGGATCTCCTCGATGCGCTCGTCCAGGCCGATCAGCTCGGCCCCGAGAGTCTTCATCTCGTCCATGTACTTGCGGAACTCGCCGTCTTCGGCGGGGTCCAGCGTCTCGCGTCCCTGCTCACGGGCCAGCAGCAGAACTGCTTCACCCTTTTGCTGGGCGCGGGCGCGCTCTTCGTGAACCTGGCCGCGGCGCTTGATCAGGGTGGCGAGGAAGTCTTCCATGCCACCTGCAGCGACGAGGCCACGGTTCTCAATAGAACCGTACTCGCTCATTGCGGTATCACCTTTCAGTGAAAGTTTTTTTGGGGGTACTGCTGGCTGGGTGCGTGGGCCACGTGTTGTGGTGACGACTTGGTGCGCGGGCCTCGGTGAGGTGGCGGCTTGGTTTCCGCGGAGACAGCCTTGTGGCTGTCCCAAGCAGTACCTGCGGGCTAGCGTAAAAAATGTTTACCGTGAAATGGGTGGAGCGACACGCCGTGTGTGTCGTGCAGTTTGGTGCCGTTAAAGCTGCGGGACCATTTTGTGATGACCACAGGTTTTGAGGGGCTCGCGTATCCGCAGTTCGTTCCGTCGCCGGGGAAGTATTCTCAGCGGGTTAATGAGCTGCTCGATTATGGGATCGATTGGTCGACGGAGTTGCCGACTGGCGACACGATTGTGGCGTCGACCTGGGTTGGGGATACCGGTTTGACGTTATCGAATGAGTCGTTCACGACCACGACGACCACAGTCTGGGTATCTGGTGGTACCAAAAATTACCTTTACCGGGTTCTGAACACGATCACGACCGCCGGAGGTCGCGTAGCCGTTGGGAAATTGTATTTCCGAATTAAGTGATAATCAGTAGTAGTTGTTCTACAGCATCTCGATGGTAAGTAACCACATAATTGATGAGGTCCGCTACTCGCGCCCCCTTGGGTTGACTACTAGTCTGCCATAGTTCGAGATTCTCAGGACGGTTGTCGCTGCGTAACGAGTTCTTGTGGTGAACTTCCTCACCGGCGTTTAGCGGACGGCCTAGCATCTGACTCATTACCAGAACATGCTCCTTGATGGAGCCGTCTTTACGTGCATTCGGATGGTCGGGGCGATGTAGCACGCGGTATCCATCTTTACTGATATATCCATTGACGCGGGCCTCTGCGGCGCGTATATGCAGACACCCGGTGGAACTGCGAAGGCGACTGACACTTTTGAGTAGCTCTACACCGCACGCACAACGGCACCACCACCTTGTCGATCCACTTTTACTATTGTCTCCACGTTTAATTACGGTCCAGTCACCGTACGTATGGCCTGTCAGGTCTACAAATCTAGCAGATGGGCGACGGCTCTTGCGGCGGCTACATCCACAGCTCTTGGTGTTACCGCTCTTGAGGGTCCCCCCGTAGAGGACTTTTTCAGTCCCGCATTCACAGCGACATAGCCACAGGGCCGCCCCGTTGGAATTATTGCCAAATTTCTCTATTACAGTCCATCTTTCAAAAGTTTTACCTGTTAGATCCTGTAAATTCGAATTTGGATGACCACGGTAACGCCGACATCCACAGCTGGCTGCCTTTTCAGTGGATAAGTAATTACCGTACATAACTTTCTCGGTGCCGCAATCACAGCGGCAAAGCCACATTGACCCGCCGTGCTTATTATTTTCTGCGCGTTCAACGACCACCAACATACCTACAGTTTTCCCTGTCAAATCTCGTAAGGCTGGCATTATTTTCCTTCGGCGGTGTACGTTTCTGTACCTGTGGAGAGCTGGCCGCGTCCGCTGATAGCGGTGCCGATGAGTTTATCGAGTCCGTCGACCATTGCTTCGATTTGTATAAGGGGTCCGTGTTGGTGGTGGTCGCCGCTGTGGCGCATGATCGCCGTTGCCGTGGAAGTTGTTTCTCCGGGTATTAATTCGATTGCGCAGGCTATTGGACCCGGGAATAGTAGGCCGAGGAGCGGTACGTCGAGGGCGTGGGCGATGATGAGTAGTTCGGCTGTGTCGAGAGATTGTCGGCGACCGGATTCATAGTTGGCGATTTGGGATCTGGTGATTGGGTAGCCAAGTTCGGTCGTTTTAGCGGCGAGTTGTTCCGCCGTTAGGTGTTCGTGCTTGCGGCGCTGTTTGATCGCGGCGGCGATCCGTGTGTGTAAGGCCGCTACCCAACTTTGTGTCACCATGACATTCTTGCGTGCAGTGTGTATTACTGCAATCATATCCGGGCGTGTCGCGAAATTTGCGTGGTAACTGATGCGACTCTGTGGGCAGAAGACCTCTACTAGCAGGAGCTTTTGAAAATGGTCACTTGCACCGCAACTCTTAACACGCTGGCCGCTGATTATGTCGGTTTGGGCAGCTGGATTGGTTTGGCTACGGCTTCGCCGGGCACGACGAACGCGCCGACCGGTGAGGCGTCTTCTGGTTCGCCGGCTTATGCCCGTTTGGCGACCACATGGTCTGCCGGTAGCACGGGTGTGCAGAACGGTACCGCGGTCACCCTGAACGTGTCCGCCGCCACATACACCTATATGTTGGTTGCCAGCTCATCGAGCGGAAACGCCATGTACGACAATGTTTCGATCACCTCGGTCGTCATGGGCGCTCAAGGACAGATCGTGGTAACACCGACTTTCACCCAGACCTAAATCTAGGGTAGAATTACCGCAGGCCGGGGTCGGCCAAGGAGCAGGTGTCACCCAATGCCCGCTCGCCGCCCCGGCCTTTCGCGTGCCAGCTTATTGCTGTATAATTTGTGGTGTGGCTGCCGCAAATATCTTCATAGCGACTCCGATGTACGGCGGGACATGTTACGGCAGTTACGAGGCGTCGATGCTGCGGACGATCCCAGCGTTTATGAACGCTGGCGTTCCTTTGCGGGTGGGCTGGACGGTGAACGAGTCTCTGGTCACCCGCGCCCGGGACAGTCTGGCCCGGGATTTCATGCAGACGGGCTGCACTCATTTGATGTTCATCGACGCCGATATCGGATTTCGGCCCGAGGACATCCTGAAGATGGCGGAATCCGATAAGGACATCATCGCCGGCCTGTATCCGCGTAAGGAGATCGATTGGGGCATGGTGGCCGCGGCTGTTCGCCGTGGCGTCCCGGACGGTGAGTTGCACCTTCATACTGGGGCGTTGGTGGTGAACACGTGGGCTGGTGAGCAGCCGATTGAGGCGTTGCATCCTGGTGATGATCCGGTTGAGGTGGAATCGGTGGGTACCGGGTTCATGTTGATTAAGCGCGAGGTATTGGAGGTGGTGGCCGGCGGTGTGGCTACCTATCTGAATGGGCGAGACGCGGCTTTGTATCATCAGTTCTTCACTACCAGCATCAACAGTGATGGGATCCTGTTGTCTGAGGATTTCTATTTTTGTGAGTTGGCGCGTAGGTATGGGTTTAAGGTGTGGGTCGCGCCGTGGGCGCAGTTGACGCACACCGGCGCTTACCGGTTCGGCAGAGGATGACGATGGATCCGCGGGAAGCGGAGTGGCGGCAGTACGAGGCCGAACAGCTAGCTAGGGGCCGCTGTCCGCATAGCGGAGAGGTACTGCATCGCGAGGGTGAAGCTGGGCCGCACGCCGCGTCCTGCGACATGTGCGATTGCTTCGGATACGACCCTGAGCTGGTGAAAGTGTGGCCGCGCCCGCTGCGTGTGGTGCGCTGGAAGGTGACTAGAAAAAGGTGCCCCGAGTGCGGTCTTCCGTTCGCGTCCGACAAGTGGTCGCGAATCTGCCATCAGTGCTTCGACAAGACGCTCACCCCGTTGCGGCGCATATCCTGGCTATAGCCTCATACCCGTGACTAATCCTTCCGTGTTCATCGCCACACCCATGTACGGCGGAATGTGTCACGGTAGCTACGCATTTTCGCTGACGCGAGTTATCTCGGTTTTGCAGAGCGCACGGATTTCAGTGCGTCTTGGCCACCTAGAGAATGCGTCCCTGATTACTTTGGCGCGGGACTTCTTGGCTGATGAATTCCTTACCACCGATTGCACGCATCTGATGTTCATTGACAGCGACATTGGCTTCCGGGCCGAAGATATCGTGTCGATGGTCGCGGCAGACAAGGACATCATTTTGGGGTCGTATGCCCGTAAGGGGATCGATTGGGAGCGGGTAGCCGCCGCGGCGAAGCAGGGCGTACTGGCGCAGGAATTACATCGATACGCCGGTGTCTCCGTGGTCACGACATTAGATGGAGCTGGGATCACCGGAGTGGCACCGGTAGAAGTTGCTGGCGGCGGCATGGGCTTCACGCTCATCAAACGCGAGGTGTTCCATGGCCTGGCTAGCAAGGTGCGGGATTACGACGAACTGGGCCGATATCGGATGAAGCACTTTTTCGCGTCTATTGTCGAGGGCGGTCGCATGCTGGGCGAAGATGAGTACTTCTACAAGCTGGCCCGCGATAACGGGTACCGGGTATGGGCCGCCCCGTGGGTGGAGCTAACCCACACCGGGTCCTACAAATTCACCTAGACCGCCGCGTCGCGCAAAAAGTTGCGCTGCAGTCGGTTCCGGCGCGCCGTAAACGGCAAACCGGGAGGCGGGACTATAGCGTTCTTGGGTGACCAACCGCCTAGTCGTCGCGTGGCCCTTCTACCGAACGCTCAGTGTCGACTGGTTCCTGACCTGGAGCCAAATGGGGAAAGGGCCGCTGGTTGCGCAGCTCGCCACGAACGGCGCGGCCCTCGCTTCTGCGATGCAGCAACTGGTCGATAGAGCGTTCTCGCAAGTCGGCGACCAGTGGGACTACCTGGTCTTCTATGAGCACGACATGATACCGCCGCTGGATGCGTTTGACCGCGTGGCTGAGTACAACCCGGAGGAACACCACATCGTCGGTGCTATGTACTTCGCTCGACAGCCACCTCATTCTCCAACTGTGTCCATGAAACTCGACCGGGGCGCGAATCAGGCACCGGACTACGTATATCCAACTCCGGAATTAACCAAGCAAATGGTCGAGGCCCCGGCGCTCTACGAAGTGGAATCCGTTGGTACCGGTTTCACCGCCATCCACAGGACGGTGTTCGAGAAATGGGATAAGAACATCCGAATGTGGGAGGCCCAAGAGCCCATCCTCGTCCACGACATGTGGTTCTGCCTGAAAGCAAAAGAACAAGGCTTCAAAGTGTGGGTCGATTCAGGCATCGTATGCGGACATATCACGGAGCGGGCCGTCAGCTACGACGATTACCGACGCTACCAGCAGTGGGCCGGCTAGATGCACACGTTCCTCAAGGATTGCCGCCATGGACGCTTTGTCTTGGTGCGCGGCGACATGGTCAGCAGTTACGTTGACCTGTACGGAGAGTGGAGCGAACTAGAGGTCAAGCTGTTTAGTCGGTTATTGAAGCCCGATAGTGTGGTCATCGAGGTCGGATCTAATCTCGGCATGCACAGTGTTCCGTTGGGCAACATCGTGCCGGATGGCCGAGTCGTCTGCTTCGAGCCGCAGCGCCCAATATTCAACATCTTGTGCGGAAATATCGCGCTCAATAATCTGCTGAACGTCCATGCCCACCGTTTGGCTGTCGGGGAACGCAACGAGACCGTCGCTATAGCGTCTACCGATTACGAAGCGCCGTGGAATTACAGCGCCTTCTCCCTTTCTGTCGGTTTCAACCGTGATGGCCAATTCTTCGGCGGGGTTGAATCGGAGCGCGTCGAGGTCGTCACCCTCGACCAGTTCCCCGATACCGCGGATCTGGAACGCTTGGATCTGCTCAAGCTAGACGCCGAGGGAATGGAACTCCCGGTGCTTCGCGGTGCCAGGACTCTTATTGAGCGGACGAGGCCGATCCTATTCGTTGAAAACGACAAAGCCGGCGGCGATGATCTGATCGGCTATATTCGTGGCCTCGGATACTACTGCTACTGGTACCACACCGAACGCTTCTCGTGGACCAACTACAACCGCGCTCCCTGGAAAGTTGATGGGACGGACGCCAACATGGTGTGCTTCCCTAAGGGGGAGGCCCTTCCCGTGAAGGGCCTCCCCCGGGCGGAATCTTTCGGCCAGCTTGAGCGCGGCGAGGTGCCGTTGGTCGAGGTGATCTGACGCTAGGAAGCGTAGGTTAACTCGTCTCCCGGACCTGTCTCCGATGTGCCGACCGGGGTTGTGATGGTGACATCCACGGTTCCGGTCTGATCGGATGGCACTACAAAACCCGCAACCTCGTCGCTGTTGACACTCCAGTCGGCCTCGGAAAGTAAAAGGTCCCCAAGGTGGAGCGCAGTGGCACCGCCGAGGTGCGTTCCGTTGATCTGCATGCTATCCCCGGGCGCACCGGTAGAGGTTCCCTCGTAAGTAGGATTGGTGTAGTTAACGACGCTGGTGATAGCGGGTGTTGGCGGCACTTCGAAGGTGAATTGGTCGGCAGTGTTGGCGGAACTGCCTGCCGGGGTGATCACGATTACGTCAACCGTTAAATCAGCCGGTACGCCGCCGGGTGGAAGGTTGGCGATCATGAACTTTATCCAGTTCGTTGGTGTATACGCGGTAATCGAAGTATCGGAGTTTACGGTGAACTCCCACGCTGGTGTAGTGCCAAAGTTGACTGCTGTGGCTCCGGTGAAGTTGTAGCCGGTTATCTCAACGGTGTTGATGCCAGCGCCTTCGTCGGTTTCTGTGGGCGACACCGCGGTCACCACTGGCGTTGTCGGAGTAGCAGGTACCGAGACGAGCGCGGCGGTGATGCCGCCCCAGTTGTCGGTGGCGCTCAGGGTTGCCCCGAACGTAGTGGTAGTGTCAGCGTCGCTGATGGCGACGCCGGTTGACGGGTCTGAGTAGCTGGTCACGCAACGGTTTGTGCCCCCAGTTGGTGACGAAAGTGTACCTGAACCTATATTGCCGAAGCCCTGGATAACCACCTGTCCCGGAAACGTGACATCCACTGTTTGCGACAAACTCTCACCGCTGCCGTAGGTAGTGGTGGCCGGTGTACCAACCAAGTCCACACCGGTGTAGGAAACCGAGTTACCGGCCCAGTAGCCACCCCAACTGGGGGAGATTTCAACGGTTTCCTCCCCGCCGGCCACATCGGGCAGGTAGAAAAGGAACAGGGTTCCAGCCCCACCATCAAGGTTGACCGAACCCAACTCGATCATCGGCACACCGCCGTACGTGGCCGAACCTGTGTATGTGTAAAGGCCGTATTGAATAACGAAGTAGGCAAACACGTCGGCTCCGGCGGTCGCGGTGTGCGACCAGGAAAACGAAAATCCAAACCCTGAACCACCTACACCTGTAGCATCGTAAGCGATAGACATACAATCTCCTATTGTCATTGTTAGACAACAAGATTCGCACACGTTTACCATGCAACAAGCGCAGGCGGTGAAAGGCGGGCGTGTCGGTAAACAGGGCGTGTACGGTGCGTTCCGGCGCGGCGTAAACGGCAAACCTGGCGCGGGGGGATACGCTTCCGTTTGTGCAGAAGTTGGTGGTGGCGTGGCCGCTGTACCGTACAGTACCCGTCCAGTGGCTATTCCAGTGGACTCAGATGGAGCGGGAGCACGGCGCTAATGTGGTGGCCGTGGTGGGCACGGAGGCTATCTATTTGCCGATGGCGATGCACACGCTGATCAACGAGGCGTTCAAGAAGTGCCCCGATTTTGATCGGCTTGTCATTATGGAGCATGACATGATTCCGCCGGTTGATGCGTTTGAGCGTATCGGCCAGTACGGCGATGAGCATGACATTGTTGGGACGATGTATTTTAAGCATGAGTGGCCGCATCATGTGATGGCGTGGATGCAGGTTAAGCCGCCTTATTATTCGCCGTTGACGGCTGCGGTGACTAGGCAGATGGTGGAGACGCCGGCGTTGTATGAGGTGGATGCGGTGGCGATGGGTTTCACTGCGATCCGGCGGCAGGTTTTTGAGGGTTGGGATCGGAATGTTCCGATGTGGGATCCGGTTGCGCCGCTGGTTGGGCATGATTTGCATTTCTGCAATGAGGCCAAGAAGCAAGGTTTCAAGGTTTGGGTTGACAGCGGGATCGGGTGTGGGCATTTGACGACGATGCCGATTGGTTATGGGCATTCGCAGCAGGCGTTGGAGGCTGATCCGCCGCCGCGGTGGAAAGCTGGGGATGGTACTGAGTGTTATGACGAGCGTGGCGATGGTGGGGAATATGATGATCCTCCTAACAGGGAGGTGTGATGGCGAATCATGGGGAGTTGACGCCGCATGTTTGGCCGCCGTATGTGGGTTTGTCCACCATTGAGGGGGAGCCGATTGATGACCCTAATTATGGTCGGGGTTTGATTTCTTGGCGGACCGAGCCGGACGGCAGCATTCTGGGTTCCGCACGCATTTTGGCCCCTAAGGGTATTTACACCCATGTTGTGTTTTATTCGGGGCCGCGTAAGGAGCATCCGCCGATGCCTGGGCATGATCCTCAGCAGGTGCCTCATCCGGTGGTGTTTGATAGGCCGGGGACGATTGAGATAAATCCGATCAGGAATGGTGAGTACCTGCCTCGGCAGGGTTGGTGAACGGCGTGGTGGGCCGCTAGTACGGGGTAAGTTGCCCGAAACTTAGGTTATGTTCCGGGCCTTGTTTGTTTCGCGCTTTGTGGTGCGTGGCTGATGTCTATCGCGTGGGACGGGACGTCGGGCAACAGCCAATATCAGGCTGCGGCGACGATCACTTGGAACGACAATATCTCCGGTAACTATCTGCTGGTGGCGGTCAACTATCAGGACTTCGGGCCGGGTTCGTTGACGGTCACGGCGGGTGGCACGTCGATGACCCAGTTGAACAACACGTCCTACAACGGCAACTATATTATGGCGTTGTTTGAGCTGGTAAGCCCGCCGACCGGGTCTTCGGTGGCGATGAGTGTCAGCGGTGTGGGTTTCGGTGGGCAAGCGTCGTCTATCGCATTCACCGGCGTCGGTCACAGCGTTTCAGCTAACTTGGTGAAAAACAATTCCACTAACAACAACGCTGCGACGGTGACCGGTACGTCCAGTTCGGGGGATGCGGCTGTCGTTGTTTTCTACGCTGAGTGCGGTGGTTCCAGCTCGGCCACCTTTACTGGTTTGGATGTCGGTGCGACGTCTTTACTGAACGCGGACGTGGGCAGCGGCGGCTACCCGATTCTTATCGCGTCGGCTTCCGGTGCGGCTACTGTGAATTTTTCGGCTACGTCGCCGGCCCCGTCTTTCGCGGAAAACTTTGGTGCGATCGCGATCGATTTGGCACCTTCGGGGAATTTCGCGACCGGGGCTGCCGCCGGGAAAGGCGTGCTGAAGGCCACGCCGTCTGGGGCTAAGGGCGGCCCGGCAGCGTTCGTTGGGCGTGGTGTTCTGTCTGTCACGGTGAAACCGAAGCTCACAGCTAATCTGTCTGGTCGCGGCGTGTTGTCTTCCACCCCGGTGGCGACCGGACACTTCACCGGTCATGGTGTTTTGTCTGCGTCTGCGGTGGCTAAAGAGTTCACGTTGGCGGCACCGCTCGCAGGTAAAGGGGTGTTCGGCGGAACAACGGTTGCTAAGATCCCGGTCACCGTCACGCTGCCTGGGCGGGGAGCATTATCAGGGTCGGCGTTTACGGGTGCTTTCGGCGGCATCGTCAATAAGCTGAACAGCGGCCAGTCAGTCAACATTCAAGTGCTCGGCGACTCGACCGCTGAGGGGTACGGCGACGGTCAGGCCGGTGGTTGGGTCACCAGGCTCGGGCAACTCCTCGGGCGCCACTACAATGTGACGGTTTACGAGTATTCCGTTTCCCCAGGGTCTGGATACACTCAGACCACGGTGTTCACCGGGGGCGGTTCGAACACTATTTCTATGTTCAACGCTGGCATCATCGGGTCGGGTTTCGAGGGTTTCGGGAACGACGAATACGACATCGTCAATGGCGGCTTGTTGGCTGTTCAGTTCAGCTACGCCGCCCCCGATGCGGTGATGATCTACAACGGCTACAACGACATCTCCAACGGCACGTCGATCACCGCGCCGCAATGGGTGGCTGATGTTGAAACGTTCCTGTCCGGTCAGGGCACCGGTGATGGTGGTGTCGCATCCGGGTATCTGGGTTTGTTTCATTACTTCCCTAACACCCCGATCATTTTCTGCACCCAGAACACGAGCTGGGCGGTCACCAACTTTAATACCGCCTACTATCCTTACCAGTCGGCGGTGGCTGATGCGCTGGTTGGGAATAATCTTCCGTTGACCCCACCGGTGCAGTCCAGCACGAACGTTTCGTTCCCCAATGTGTGGGTGTTGGACACTCAGCAAGTTTTCACCGACGCCCGCTACACGTCGGCGACCGCGTCTTTGATCATGTATGAGGATCCGCACCCGAATGCTTTCGGTTATGAGCTGATCGCTTCGTGGATGGCGTCGGTGTTGACACCTACAGTTGTCAACTGGCAGCTCAGTAACACGTTGCCCGGTACGGGCACTTTGTCGGCGACGGTACAGACGAGCGCGGTGGACCGGTCGGCCAGCTTGCATGGTGTTGGTGTGTTGTCGGCGAAGATCGCCGTCAAATCGCCTGCTGGGTTGGCTGGCCGCGGTGTGCTGGTGGCCGCGCCGGTGCCGAAGCTTCCGACGGTGTTGTCCGGGCATGGTGTGCTGTCGGCGTCGGTGGTCCCGAAGGTTGCTGTCGCGTCCGCTGGTCACGGTGTGCTGTCTGTAACTGTGGTGCCGTCCCTGAAGACTGCCCTGGCAGGTCATGGTGTTTTGGCTGCGGCGGTGGTTCCGAAGCTGGCGGTGCCGCTGGCCGGGCATGGTGCGCTCGCCGGTGCTGTGGTCCCGAAACTGGCTGCGGCACTGACCGGTCACGGTGTCCTGTCCGCAACAACACAGACTGGTCTGAACCGGTCAGCCGCCCTGGCCGGGCATGGTGTGCTGTCGGCCACGGTGGTGCCGGAACTCGCTGCCGCACCAGCAGGCCGCGGTGTCCTGTCAGCTGCGGGAAGCCCGAAGCTGGGTGCCGCACTCGCCGGTCATGGTGTGCTGGCCGCGACCGCGGTCCCCAAGCTCGCCGCAACACTGGCCGGGCATGGTGTCCTATCTGCTGCAACGCAGGCCGGCCTGCAGCGTCCCGCCAACCCCGCAGGGCATGGTGTGCTGGCGGCCACAGCATCAGCTGTCAAGTTCAACTTGGCTGTAACTTTGACGTCGCGGAGCGTCCTGTCGGCGGCCACAGAGTCCAGCTTCCGTCCCGGCAACATCACCGGTGTCGGTGTCTTGTCCGCCGCGGCCCGCGTGTTCGCGGTATCCGTCGCAGCACACCTACTCGGGGGCGGCGCACTTTCCGCCAAGATCAACCCCGTTGGCGCGTTCGGGTCCGGTGTGCTGTCGGTTTTAGTTACCGAACCACCAACACCTGGCCGTGTCTCCGCGGCGTCTGTGTCTGCGGTGCCGCGCGTGTTCAGCGCACCGGTCAGGCAGCGGGTAGCGGCCAGCGGAACATCCGCATCGCGGATAACGCGGGCCTAAGTCACCAAGCCGCACCCCGGGTGCGGCAATAGCATCCATGGCGCTCGGCGATTGTGCAGCCTGCGGGGTTATGCCAATACATGCGGTGGCCGCAACCGTGGCACCGCCTGCCGAAAAGGTTGTTCCAAGTCAGCCGGGTGCGCCAAAACATTGGCCCAGTCTACGCAGGCGCGAGCGCCAGCAGCGCGGCGGCGAACCACGTGATGTAGATACCGCAGATAAGGAACGTCACCAGGTTTGCGTGGTCGGTGTGGTGTAGGCGATCGGCGGTGCCTGCCAAGGGACCTGCTTACCGATAGCCGGCTGCCCAGAACCTGGGGTGCCGCTCTTAGGGGCGCTGTCCTTCTTGCCCGGCTTCAAATCGGGAACCTTCCCGCCGCTCGCGCCTTCACCGATAGCGGCCACATCCGCGGCGGACAGGCCCTCCATGTTCAGCTGAGTCATCTGCATGACCGCCGACGCGCGGGTAGCGTGGCAGCCAGCCACCGCGCCCTCGCCGTCGATCACGGCGAACGGACGGCCCGGCAGATCAGAGACCGCAAGGTGCCATGACGCCATATTTAACGCTCCTTAGCTTGACGGTGACGGCGGATTGCGTCGTTCAGTTCAGCTTCACGCTGCGCGGCCTTCAAACGCTCCGCAGCTTTGTCCGACTCCTGCGCCGCGGTGCGGGCACGCCGGTCGCTTTCCAAAGCTTCGCGGGCCAAACGCTCAGCAGGCGTAGTGACGTGCAGCTGCGGATCGTGATCCAGCAGACCACCGTAACCGACCGGCGCGGAACCAGCCGCCCGCAGATGCTTCATGTAATCGGTCACCGTCCCGGTGCCAAGGTCCCCAACCTCGGAACGGATCTCAGCCATCCTCTTCTGAATGTCCGACGGCCCAGCAGGCTTAGGTGCCTTACCGGCCAGAATGTAAAGCTGCTTACGCGCCACAGCCAACGTTTGACGCACCTCCTGGTTACCTTCGGCCAGCTTGTAGCAGTGGACGATGGTCCGCTCCAGGGCTTCAACCATCCCCATGTCGAGGCCGAGTTCCACATGCTCACCGTCGTCGGCGTCGTCGTTGCTCTTGTGCAGCGACCCGCCTTCAATGTTGGTTGGCTCCCAACCGCCGGTGTGGAAGTGGGTGCCCGGGCCGCCTAACGTTGGGGTGTCATGCGGGTCGCATGACGCTTCCATCGCGCGGACCGCAGCGTCCAACTCTTGGGCCGGGTCGCCCGGCTCGAGGCTGCCCTCAGACCAGTCCCATTCGTGGTCACCCGACGTCACCACCGGTCCGGTGCCCACCGACGGCGGCGTTCCGGGACTCACAGAAGAACCGCCACCAAGCGCCGGGGTGTTCTCCATGATGTTGTCCGGCACACGGCCTGAGTCGCCGGCGTGGGTGCCGACGTTCGGGCGGTCACCGGGCACACGACCGACCTGGCCACCCAACGTGTACGGGGTGTGGTGCGGGTCACCGCCCCCGCCCTCGCCGTTAGCGAAGCCGTCCTCGATGGCGATCTTCGATCCGCCCGGGTAAGGTCCGAATTCCAACGAACCGTCATGTGGATCCATTGACAGCTTCTCCTCAGTGTCGAAGGATTGGTCGTGCGGGTCCTCTTCGGGTGAGGGCTGCGCGAACGATGGGTTGTCGGCGGTGAATTTGTTTCCGCCGCCCTGAATGTTGTCGGGAATAGGTCCGGCAGCGACGAGTCCCATCGGGCCGACTTCATACTTGTTGTCGTGCGGATCTTCGGTCTGCACGTTGCCCGGGTCCCAATCGCTGTCCCCGTTGTTGCCTTTCAGGTCGCCCCTGGCGGCGGGCAGGGCCGGCGCTTGCGTCGGCAGCGGCACCCGCGAACCGTCCATCATCACCGCAACCAGCGTGATATTCCCGTCAGCGCGGTACACCTGCTCAATGTGCGACAAACCTGTCTTGCCTTTACTCTTATCGGCGTCATCGCTGGTCTCCACACCGAACTTCTTCAACGCAGCCTTGATACGGCCCTTGATAGCCGACACCTGAGTGGACGTGTAACCCTTCTGGTTTTTCGGCATATTGATGTACGACCAGGCCGCTTTGGCGCGTTCCTTATTGTTGATCGGGTAACGCTTCTTGCCCTCTTTGTAGCCAGGGTCAGCGTAAGTGACGTCACCGTAGTCGCCGCTGTCGTCGCGCACAGACACAGTCTTAGCCGGCGCACCCAACGAACCCGGACCAGGAGGAACCTCATAGCCGGTGAGGGACATGAGGATCGCAGCTGCCCGCTTAACCTGCTTACCGTCCAACTTACCGACCTGATTACGCAACTCCACCAACTCCTTAGTGGACAACTGCGACAACATACCGACAGCGTCAGCCAAAACCACCTTAGTGGTGGGGTTCATGCCGTAATTCACAACGCTCACGTCCCCCTTCTCCAAACTGAGCGCACTGATCGTGCGGTTACTATAGCTGGTGTTCCAAGCTTGCTTCGTCACCCGGAAAGCGAACGACATTTCGTCCATGTCGCCGCGCCGCATCTTAGGCACAAGCGCCTGAACATCCGGATCGGTAGGGTCCAAAGAAGCCCAAACCCGCAACCCATGAGAGTCGCGGGTCAATTTCAAAGTGCCGCTCTTAGTACGCGCAAGAGGCGTACCGGTGTGGTTAATCAACAATTGAACATCAGGCTTCTCGGCCAGCGTCTCATCAAACGCGCGCTGATCAAGCTGCTCAACCCAACCGCCAGCATCCGGTCCGCCGTGACAATCGTAAGGCTGATACGTTGCGGCGTACCCCTGGAGTATGATTTCACCAGAGGACTTGTCTTCGCGGAACTCGAGACGCTCAGCACCCGCACGGCGCTCAACGGTGCCGAGCAGGTTCTCCCGCTCACTGCGAAACTCAGTCATAAAAGTCACTCCTCGTCGCTAAGCATGGCAGGAGATTTGCCGTGGTTGTGGTAGGCGACGCGCATTTCGCGCTCATATGTCGCTATCGAGTCAGAACCGTCGTCCGGTCTAATAAGCGCACCTTCGGACGTGTATTCATATCCCGGAGGAGCGCCGTCCCGGCCACGCCCTCCGCTGTGCTCCCCGCCGCCCACCGGAGGCATAGGCAACGTGCCACTACCAGGAGATTTACTCGGCGACTTCGGCCTGGAACCGCCACCGTTACCATTCCCGCCAGCAGAACCCCCACCAGCACCACCAAGAGCGGCGATATCCTGAACACCCAAAGACGTGTAGTTCGGCGGCACCAACAAATTGTCACCATTAGGCACCGGATCCATTTCCTCAGACGCACGCGCCTCATTGGGCGTCATAAACGTCCCCTGGATAGCGGTCTGCAAAGCGTTATAACGTCCCGTCATGTCACCCCGCAGCAAGCTGTTATAGTCGAACCGCACAAACTGGCCCCGCGGCAACAAACCAGAAATAACCGACTCGATACACGAAGTCCACGGCCTAAACGTATACGTCACAGCACCCAAAGTTATCTGCTCGACACCAGTACCCCACGCGGTTGTGTTGTGGGAAATAATGCCATTCGTGATATGGGTATGGGTTTGCTCGATCTCTATCCCCACACTCTGGCCGGGTCCCATGTGCTCTACGCTCTTGACGCGGTCGTACTCAAATGTGACTTCCCGTTTCGGCGATGCACCTTCATGCGTGGTTGCAAGGTTTGCCAGCTTGTTCCGTTTTTCGGGATGGGTTATATCCAGTAGCTGCGCTAGCTTGGCCAATTCTCTGCGGCCTTTGATACGCAACTGCCATCCGTCGCGGCAGACGGCCATGCGACCACCTGGCACTGAGCGATACCGGGCCTTGGTCGCCAAATAGATCGATGAGTTGATTCCCAGCAACGCAAGGAGGTGCTGGCACCCCTCTAGCAGCTCTCGACTGGCTGAGCCGAAGTGAGCATGCGGCTGTTTGGCCGTGGTGGAGATGCAGCCGTCTGCGTCGAAGTAGCCGGACAAGAAGCCTTTCCACGCTTCCGGGCCGCCGGTCATCACCATGTCCGGCACGAACTTGTCATGGGCATGGGTGCCGACGAGTTCCGACTGTTGGAGGATGCCGCCGATGACGGAGGTGTAGCCCGCGTTCAGAAGGTCAAAGGTCCGGTTTCCGCGATAAACCAGACGGCCTCCGAGCGACTCCACTACCTCGCTCATGCGGGCGATGACATCTTCATTGGTGTTGGCCCAGCGGCTCTGGTGCTTACTTGTGAGCCTGATGTG